ATGGTCAGTACCTGCAGTACCAGGCGCAGCAGCCGCCGGAGTACGCGATCACCTTCGAGCAGTGGCTGCGTAACTTTACCGGGCGCAACTACACCACGTACCAGCAGGAGCACCCGTGAGCCTACTGAACTACACGCTGCCGAACCTATGGAACCGCATCACGCGCCAGAAGATGCAGTTTGAGCGCGGCTCGCAATGGGACTGCACGTACTGGCACGACGGCAGCGCCTGCCAGGTATCTGGAGTGAAGGTGGCAGGCAACGGCGGCTACGTGTTCCAGTTCATGCGTGACGGCAAGCGCACCGCACGGATACGCTTGAGCTACCCGGCGGTCGATGCGATGCGCCAGATGCTGGGCAAGTGGGAGGACGAGAGTGAGCCTAAGTAGCTTCATCGCCAAGACCGGAACCAACCCCACGTTTGTCGCCTTTATGGCGCACGCTGGCGTCGCCTATGGCGTGATCTATACCCTGGCCCAGCACCTGCAGGGACCCCGCTTCGGTTTCGCCCTGTTGGCCGCCATACTCGCTGCGGCGGGCAAGGAGTTCTGGTTCGACGCCACCCAGGAGAAGGACCCTCCCCAAACCTTCGAGGACAACCTGGGCGACTTCATTGGGTACATGGTAGGCCTGAGCCTGGCGGCGTGGTTCCATGCTCACGGTATCTAGGCTGCGAGCGGCCAAGGACGCCGTGGTCGAGTTCGTGCTATCATGGAGCCTGATCGACTATATTATCGTAGCGCTGATCGTGATGGTGCTACTGGAGAGACCGCAATGAATTGGTACGTGTTTCTTGGAATGACCGGTTTTATGGCCACGCTGATAGGTTTTGCCGTTGGTTTTTCGATGCTTCTGCAGTGGCTATGGCAGGAACACGATATCAATCCGGCCTGGGGCATGGGCATATTCGTGATCGCGTTGTGTGCAGCCGCTGGGATAGTTGCGAACCATGTTCCTCCTGGCTGACGCGATCTGGTACTTCGAGCACCGCTTCACCTGCGAGCAGGGCCGGCCGTACAAGCACCAGGACATTGAGCGCCTGAACAAGTACTGGACCCTGGACGTCCACGGGCCTGATGTCGCCTACCGCGCGAGCGCGATGATAAACGCCTGCGGGCACATTGCGGACACCATGGCGTGGACCTATGGAAAGGCCAAGCCGAAGCTCTACTGGCGCTTCAGAACGAAGATCGACGACCACCCGGATCTTGGGCGCATGATCACGCGCATTTGGATTGAAGGCTGTAATGACTACGGCCACCGGGCCACCCAGGAGTGGCGGGCGGCCTACCCGCCGCTGTTGGTGTATACTAGAGCTAGGGACCTTCTTCCACTGCTGACCTTCAAGGAGCCGGCACTAAGTGCGCTACCTATCATCGATCTTGATCCTGATCCTCCTATCTGCGGCTAACGCCAAGGCCCAGACCACCGCTCGCCTAGACTTCCCTGATGGTACATGCTCCGGCACCATTGTGGCACCGAACACGATCCTGTCGGCTGGGCACTGCTTTCAGGGGACAGAGAACGAGTGGGGTATACCTGAGCCGGCGCCCACGGAGATGAAGGTCGACGGCTATAAGGTGAAGATCCTGGCGACGGTGTTCGACGACAACGACCACGCACTGGTGAAGGTCGACTTCACATTCCACGATCACGCCAAGCTATCGAAACCGGCAACGGTTGGGACGCGCATCCACTATTGGGGTAACCCGGCTGGCCTGAATAACATTTACCGTTCTGGGTACGTCACTAGTTACCACAACTCGGCGATGATGATGGACGTGAACGGGTTCTTCGGTGACAGCGGCTCAGGCATCTTCAACGACGCGGGCGAGGTCGTGGGTGTCATGGGCTTCCTGAGCGTTCACCCGCACGACGGCCTGAAGTTCACCCTGATGGGTGCGGCGACGCCCCTGGAGTTCACGCCGCTGCAGTACGACATGATGGGAGTTACGCCGCCGTGAGCGCCAAGACCAAGGTGAAGCACGCCGAGGAAGTAGCGTGTCTCGACATGAACTTCCGGTGCCTCAAGTGCGACCAGGTGCTGGAGATCCTGTGCCGGTACCTAAGCGCCGGCCACAGCGTGGCAGCCTGCGGGAACCGCTCCTGTGAGCAGCTAAACAAGCAGATGAAGGTCCCGCGCGTGACAATCAAAGGGGAATGGCTGTGATTAAGACCAAGGTCGTGCGACAGTACTGTGTCATTAAGGGCCGGCAAATCTACGTCGTATGCCTGTGGCGCGAAGCCTGGCAGACGATGCCGTACTGGGAAGATATGCGAGACTTCGAGCTGGACGAGTACGAGAAGGCCCGCGAGTACGCCCGTAATCTCTGCCTCCAGAGCGCCAGCAAGCCAGAGATCAAGGACATGGTCGAGTTCCACGACGGAGTACAGGTATGACCGACCGCGAGTACTTCACGAGTGTGATGAAGGCGCTGCGCGTATACGCACACAACAACGCGCCTATGCCGCCAGCGGTCGCCGAGAAGATGGCCGATATGATCGAGCTGCAGTTGAACGAGCTGAAGCGTATGGACGACGCGCCGCCACCAAACCCGGGACGATGGGCAGCACAGTACGATGCATACGTTGACAGCTGCGCGGCGCGCGGCATGAACCATATGAGCTACGGTGAATACGCACGCCAGGCTGACTCCATGGTTCTAGGGAGTGTACCCCAGACACACAGTGGTCACCAGCGTGATGGTGGTCAGCAGTACAATACAGCTGGGCCACTGCCTCTGAAGTGCCCGCACGGCGTATTGAAGAACGGCATGTCAACTTGCCTGGTATGCTCTGACCCGGCGTTCCATGCGGCGAGCAGGAACAACCCCAGTCCGTACCAGACATTCACACTGACTGGTGAGACGAAGCAGGCATCCGCGAGCAACCTATCACTGTGCGTCATCTGCGGGGAGCCGAACTTCAGCATCCCCCGCCTGGGGATAGGTCACGTCTGTAAGTTGAAGCCGAATGCTACGTATTGGCGCTGCATCCATCACCCCAGCTTGATTGAGAATATGAAGGACCATCGCTATGTCTGTGAGCACGGGTGCCACAAGAGTGAGCTACGCTGGTACGACAATGGCACTTGCAAGCCTCTGACATCCTAGAGCTGTCCCTTCGCCAGGGCTTTACTCGTGAACAAGCAGCAGCGGCGCTCCGTAGTCTCGACGACGATCAGGTCACTCGTCTCGCGTGGGCGTGCCGTTGGGCGGAGACTCGCCACAAGCATCAGATCGTACCGGCGGATGTGGATGGTGTACCGTGGTCGGTGTGGCTCATTCTGGGTGGTCGTGGCGCTGGAAAGACCCGCGTGGGCGCAGAATGGAGCGGTATGGCTGCCGCGACGACCGGTCCTGACCGGAATGGTAAACATTTCCGGTGTCTGGTGGCCGCTCCAACAAGTAACGACCTTCGCAATACGTGTTTCGAGGGCGAATCGGGCCTCATGGAGGTCATACCGACTTGCCTTGTTAAGGACTACAACATCTCCCAGCACCGGATCAAGCTCCACAACGGGAGCATGCTAGGTGGCATCAGCGCTGAGAAGTCTACGCGTTTTAGAGGCCCTCAATGGCACAAGGCCTGGTGCGACGAGCTTGCCGCTTGGGGGGATAACGGACGAGACCCACAGGATGCTTGGGACACGATGGCCCTATCTGTACGCCTCGGCGATGATACTCGCATCCTGGCTACAACTACACCAAGGCCTCTCCCGCATATCAAGTCCCTCATACTTGCAGAGGGAACCGTTGTCACACGTGCCTCGACGTACGTCAATCTCGACAACCTCTCCAAGGAGTTCGCGAACCGCATCCTCAAGTACGAGGGTACGAAGATCGGCCGCCAGGAGATCCACGCCGAGCTGATTGATGCGGAAGAGGGCGGCATCGTCCAGCGCGCGGACATCAAGAAGTGGCCATACGGCCGGCCGCTCCCCGAGTTCGAGTACATCGTGATGTCCTTGGACACCGCCTACAGCGAGGAGTCCTACGACCCGAAGGCCAAGGAAAGCGACCCGTCAGCGTGCAGCGTCTGGGGTGGCTTCGTCCATAAGGGCAAGCCGGGGATCATGCTCCTGGACTGCTGGGCGGAGAAGCTGGGTTTCCCCGAACTGGTGGATCGTGTTACAATAGAGAAGTCGGTACGGTATAAGGCGCAGGATAAGGCCTTGATACCGATGGCGCTGATCAACGGTAAGAAGCAGCGGCCGACCAATCGGGGCAAGAAGATTGACCTGATTGTGATCGAAGAGAAGGCCTCGGGTAAGTCTCTGCGCCAGCAGCTGGCCAAGGAGAAGATCTTTACCTACGGGTACAACCCCGGAAAGGCCAGCAAACTCACCAGGTTACACGTAGTAAGCTATCTGCCGGTGCGCGGCACCATCTGGGTACCTGAGTCCAAGAATCTCGGCTGCTTCACCACCTGGTCGGAGCCCCTGCTCGAACAGCTGTGCTCATACAGCGGCGAGGGGACCATCCTACACGACGACTTGCTCGATACGACCACCCAGGCGTGGCGTGTCATCGAGGACCAGTGGCTGCGCGAGGCGCAGGCCAAGCTCGACAAGCAGCGTCTCAGGGCCCACACGGGCGAAATAGACGACGACAATCCACGGCCCAAGAAGCCATCCTCCAATCCGTACGCAGTATAATGGCCAAAAAGAAAGTCAAGACCAAACGCGCCGCCAAAGCCTCTGGGAGCACCTACGAGAGCAGCGAGCTGCAGGCCATGTCCCAGCAGGCCCCCGAGGAAGATCCCGCCACTGACGCCGCCGAGGACGCCAAGGACCGTAGCGTGGGGATCACGCCCGAGGACTCAGATACCAAGGAGCTGCCAAACGGCGGCGCCATCATCACGTTGTCCGACAAGAAGGACACCAAGAAGGCCATTGAGTTCTACTCTAACCTCGCGGAGGACATGGACGAGTCTGAGCTAAACAAGATCGCCACGAACCTGGACGACCTGATTGAGAAGGACATCGAGGCGCGCAAGAACCGCGACAAGCAGTACGAAGAGGGCCTGCAGCGCACGGGTCTTGGAGACGACGCCCCGGGCGGAGCCACGTTCGAGGGAGCCTCCAAGGTTGTCCACCCGCTGCTGCTTGAGGTCCACATCGACTTCGCCGCGCGCTCCATCAAGGAGCTGTGGCCGGCGGACGGCCCGGTGAAGGACAAGATCATCGGGACCACTACCGACAAGAAGGAAGCGAAGGGCAAGCGCAAGAAGACCTACATGAACTGGCTGATGACGGAGAAGATGCCGTCGTTCCGGTTCGAGCTTGAGCAGATCCTGACCCAGGTGCCGTTTGGCGTCGCATACAGCAAGCTGTTCCAGGACATCAAGCGCAAGCAGGTCGTCCACCAGCCGGTGTGGATGGACGAGATCATCCTCCCCAGCGGCGCGAGCGACTACTACTCCAGCGACCGCAAGACCCACGTCCAGCAGATCAACGAGTTCACCTTCAACGACCGCGTCCGCTCCGGTATGTACCGGGACATCTCGGCCGTCAAGGTCGTCACCGTCCCCGACCAGACCGCGAGCCAGGCTGCGAACGACAAGATCGAAGGCCTCACGCGCTCAAGCTACAACGAGAACGGCCTGCGCACTGTCTACGAGGTAGACGTCCAGTATCTGCTGGCAGACGATAAGCGCAAGATCGACAACGCCGAGGAGACCGACGAGGGCCCGGCGCCGTACCTCATCACCATCGACGAGAGCACGAAGAGCGTCCTGTCGATCTACAGAAACTGGGACGAGAATGATGAGAACCTTGATGCTCTCGTGCATACAATTGCTTGGCCGTTCCTTCCGTGGCGTGGCGCGATGCCTCTTGGGACTCCTCAAATACTTGGGGGAATTGCGGCTGCTGCCACGGGTGCTCTTCGCGCTCTGTTGGACAGTGCCCATATTAACAATTTTCCTGGTGGGATGCATCTTAAGAGTGGCCCAGTGGGCGGCCAGTCAGTGCGTATTGATGCTGGTCAGACGAATGAAATAGAAGGCGGAGTGATGCAGGACGACATCCGCAAGGCGTTCATGCCTACGGAAGTCAACCCCACGTCCCCTGTGTTGATGGAACTGTATGGCAACCTGGTCGAGAGTGGCCACGAGCTAATCAAGGTCACATTGGATGAGGCCGAGGACAACCAAAACGTGCCGGTCGGCACGACGATGGCCCGCATTGAGCAGGGCATGGTGGTATTCAGCGCGATTCACTCGCGGCTGCACAACGCCATGGGCAAGATGCTCAAAGTTATCCATCGGCTGCTCGCGACGTACCTGGACGACGCGCAGGTTCTCAAGGAGACCGGCGAGCAGATGGTATTCAAGGCCGATTTCGACTCGCCCAACGACGTCGTGCCGGTATCAGATCCCGAGATCTTCAGCGAACTGCAGCGAATAGCGCAGATCCAGACGATTGCCCAGCGCGCGCAGCTGTTCCCTGGACTCTACGACCCCCATGAGGTCGAGACGGAGATCCTGAAGCGGATGAAGGTCAAGGACCCGGAGCGGTTCCTGACGCCCAAGCCTAAGCCGAAGCCGGAGCACGCGGCGAACGAGAACATAGCGGCCGCCCTCGGGCAGCCAATTGTGGCGTTCCCCGACCAGGACCACCTGGCACACATCGAGATGCACCTGGCGTTCCTTGAAGACCCGATGTTTGGCGCCAGCTCGCTCATGGCACCCCAGGTAATACCGGCTCTCTTGCAGAACGTCAAGGAGCATATGCTATTCTATTATGGTATGCAGATATTCAACCAGGCCCAGAAGGCACTGGAGGATACCGGCACCAAGGACGACCTGTCGACGTTCCAGGCCATCCACGACCCAGCCGTCAAGGGCGCAGTAGACCAGCTGCTAGCGGCTGCCTCGCAGCGTGTCCACCCGGGCATGCAGAAGGCATTCGCGAAGCTCCCGGACATCATCCAGAAAGCTCAGGCGATGCTCAAGCAGTTCGCTCCGCCGCCGATGATGGACCCGTCTCAGGTCGCGGCCCAGGGCAATCAGATCAAGCAGACCCAGGTCGAGAACCAGGACAAGCAGGCCACGGCGAAGCTCCAGCAGACCGCGCAGGCGGACGCACAGAAGGCAGCCTTGAGCAACGCTGAGCTGCAGCAGAACGCAGCCACCAGCGCGGGCGAGGCGCAGGGCGCGGCAATGATCGCAGCGAAGTCCGACCAGACCAAGCTCCAGGTCGCCGACAGCAGCAACCAGACCAAGCTCGCGACCACGCAGGCGGACAACACGACCGCGATGGAGATCAGCGCCGCGACGATTCAGGCCGGACACAAGTCCGACCTCAAGGACGGCCAGGGCGTAGGCGGGAAGCCTCGCGCGGCCGAGTAAGGCATCATAAAACAGACCGTAAGTGGCTTAGTGCACTTTTTACGGTACATCAGGAGTCCCACATGACGGGCATAGCAGACGCAGAAAACAACAAGCGCGAGGGCACCGACGAGGAGCAGCTCGACGCGCATCTACTCGGGCCACGGAAGGTCTACCACCGGGACGGCAAGGACATCGAAGACGCGGCTGCGTTCGACGCTGATCCGGGCAAACTCGGCAAGGTGAGCACCCCGTTCCCGTACTGAAGGTGACGCCATGCCGTCAACCAGTAAGAAACAGGCACACACCATGTCGGCCATCGCCCATGGGTGGACCCCTCCAGCGGACAGTAAGGTCGCCGATATCCCCGTTAGTGTGGCAAAGGACTTCCACAGCGCCGACAAGAAAGTCGGGAAGTGGGAGCACCCCACCAAGGTGACAAAGCGCGCCAAAGGTGGTAGTATCAAATGTTCCGCGAAGTTTAACTATTGAACCATGGCATACGCTCGATACGGCGTCCGCAGCCCGCAGTGGTGGAAGCATCTCCGCGACTGGAAGCGTGTGTACTGGAAACGTGTGAGGGCTCGTGATCAAAGACATCCTGACCGAGATTGACCGCGTCGACGCGCGGGCCCGCGTAGAGTGCGGGCAGCCAATCAGTACGCGTACGGCCTACAATGCCGGCCTGCGTATTGGCGTCGTGCAGGGCATTGACCGCGTGCGCCAGGCCATCATCAACATGCACGCCAAAGACAATGCGAAGGAGCAAGACCTGTAATGTGTACGTACTCGAATATCGGTGATATCGGCCGCGATATGTGGCCGCAACCGTGGGGACCAAAGCAGGAGCCATATAAGTTCCCGAATATTACGACGCTCATGCCAGCGCCACCATACGGTGGAATCCCGATCAATCCACCCTACAATGGCCCGACGAAGGAGCAGTTCGAAGAGTTCTTGCAGCTTATGCGTCAGGCGAAGAAGTTCGACAAGGCTATGGGGCACCCGGACTGTGAGCAGGGCGAGAAGATCAAGTGGATCAAGGAACTGGCAGAATACCTTGGCTGCGACGTGAAGGACCTCATCAAGTGAGCGACCCGAAACCCAAGACCCCCGCGCGCCCCGGCAGCCAGTGGGCGACTGGGAAACGTAAACAGATGAAGGGCTACAGCGCGCCGAAGGGTTTCGCACGCGGAGCAAAGACCAAATGACAACCACCGCCGCAGACATTGATGCCGCCTACGCCACGCTGCGCATCTCGACGCAGTACATGACGATGCCGCAACTCGACGCGCACGTCGCCGCCGTACTTGCCATGGCCGCTGCCGTACCTGTAACGGTGCTCCAGAATCTCGCGCTTCCGCCTGTGCCCGCGCCTCAGCCGCCGCCGAGTGCCGCTGTGGCAGCGCTCACTGCAGCCCAGGCCGCATTGAATGCCCAGGCCGCTGCAGCTGCAGTTATACCAGCCGGACCGTGAAGTCTATCACGTTTTTGAACATTGAACAATCTTCGAGGTAAAAGTGACCACCCTAGCGAAAGTAAAGCTCCCGCAGCCTGAGTCTTTGATCCACCAGACCATGGAGGATGCATTCCCAGATGTCGATCCAGGCGAGAAGCCGCTCGGCAGTCTCGTGCTCCTGCAGATCAAGCGGCCGGCGACTAAGACCAAGTCCGGCTTCCAGCTGTCTGGTTACGACATGGAGACCGAGTTCGACAACACGAAAATCGCCAAGGTGATTGCAATGGGGCGCCTAGCTTTCTGCAGCCGCACCACGGGCGAGCAGTGGCCCGAGGGCGCCTGGGTGAAGGTGGGCGACTATATCCGCATCAGCCAGCACAATGTCGGCACCTGGACCATCCCGATGCCGGGCACGCGCGGCACGACGATTGAGGACCGCATTACCTTCGGCTTGATGGACGACCTGCAGTGCAAGAGCATCGTGGACGATCCCCTCAAGACAAAGGCCTTCTTTTAGTGGTACAATAGGATTATCGCTTAGAGTCGCAATCTAGCGCAGCTGGGGTGAGAGGCCCCTTCGTACAATCGCCTGGCGCTCCACAAACGTCCCCGCAAGGGGTAAAGCACTGAGCGGCGGCAACCCGGGAGAATGGCCTGGGCCGTTTCGGGCCGTGTCGTAAACGGTCCACCAATTCAGCAAGCGCAGGCACTGCAGTGTACCAGCGGAGCTTCCGACAGACGGACGCCGTCTGGGATGCGATACCCAAGACACCCTCATAGCGGGGTAGACTGGATTGGCCCCAGCGTGGCCTCATAAGCCATCGAAGCGAGTTCGATTCTCGCCCATCGCTACCATCACGGCTCCCTTGAATGGCGAGCAGCCGCCCGTTTCACCGTGGCGGCCTATTAAATAACGGGATACATCCACCAAGATGCCCAATTCGGGCATAACCGAACCCATTCTGGGGTTCTATACCAAGGAAAACAAGATGGGAACCATCCGCGAGACAGACGGCGACATTGACCGCGACCAGGACGACTCACGCATGCAGCAGCAGCGCGGCGCCGAGGAAGTCGAGGTAGAGCAAGAACAGCAAGAGCGCCAGGAGCCAGAGGTCGAGGTAGTCGAATCATCTGGCGACGACGAGCAGGGCGACGAACGCATTGCCCAGGGCGACGAAGAGGGCGGCCAGCGCGAGCAGCGCCGGGAAACCTCTGCAGAGCGCCGCAAGCGCGCCAAGGAAGCCAAGCTCCGCGATAAGCGCGAACTGGACTTCCAGAAACGCGAGCTTGACCGCCTCCAGCGCACCGTCTGGGACCTAACCCAGGGTCAAATTGCGACTCGCGTCACAGAATTAGATAATCGCATAACTTCGGCAGATGCCGAGGTTAAGCAGTGGGACCTGGTCAAAGCTAAGGCCATCACTGCCAAGAACGGCGAGGACGCGGTCGCCGCCGACAACCTGCGTTCCGCAGCGCAATTAAAGCTGGATCAGGCCCGCTGGGAAAAGCAGCGCATCGCCGACCAGCAGCGCCAGCCGGTCCAGGTCGACACTTCAGTCGAGGGCTTCAAGCAGCAATTCTTTGCTGATAATAAATGGTACAATCCCAATGGAGTCGACGAAGATTCCTTGATTGTCAAGGCCATCGACAACGCGGTCGCACAGCAGTACCGCCCCTCCGATCCAACGTACTGGGAAGAACTGCAGAAGCGCGTGAACGCCCGGTTAGGGAAGAACGTGCGCAAGAACAACGAAGCCGACGACTCCGACGACGAGGACGACGGCGAACAAGAAGTCCACCAGGAACGCCAACAGCGCCGGGGTGGCCCGCCGGTAGGCGGAAGTACCCGCAGCAACTCCACGGGCGGCGGCAGCAAGGTGCAAATCATGCTGTCCCCCGAGCGAGTGCAGGCCATGAAGGACGCAGGCTACTGGGATGACCCAGTGGTGCGCCAGAAGATGGCCAAGAAGTACTCAGAATACGACCGACAAAATCGCGGCTAACCTCTAGGAGTCAGCCATGGAACAAGATCAACGTTTAAGTAAAGCGACCGTCAACACGCGGAAATCGAAAGCCAGCCAAGATCGGCAGGTTACAGAGGACCGAGAGCAAACGGATGCTGATCGGCTGGAATTATTTAGGGCGAGCTTCGCGCAAGCGGCACTGCCAGACATTCCGCCTATACCCGGATTCCACGTTGTTTGGCTTGCGTCAAACAATCCTCGCGACTCGCTGGCCATGCGCCATCGAATGGGCTACACGCCCGTAGTTGCGGAGGACGTCAAGGGCTTCGAGTTCGTCGCCGACAAGGGCGGACCCACCGATGGCCTGATACGTGTCAACGAGATGGTGGCCTACAAGCTGCCGCAGTCGTTGTACAACCTCTACATGCGCGAGAATCATCACTACCGTCCTGCCCAGGAACAGACCAAGCTGACCGATACGGTCACGAGTCTGAAACAGAAGGCGCAGCACAGCGGTGCCGACGTCGATGAAGGGGATGGAGTCGCAGCACTCCGCGAACTGGACTCCGTGCCAGTCCCCGACTTCTCCGAAGAATAACATTCCTCGTCGAGAGCGGTGACCAGCGCGGGGACTCTCAACCCTGTAAGGAAACCACATGTCTCTCACAGCCCTTCCCTCTGGGTTGGTGCCGGCGTATCACCCGTCTGGTGAAATCCGCAGCATCGCCCACCCTGGCATCCTACTGCCGGGAACCAACGTCAACATTTTCAAGGGTCAACCCGTGAAAGTGCTGATTGGGACTGGTGGTGCCGTCAACGGCGTCACTGTTCCTGCCGGCCAATCGTACCTCGCTCCCTGCACCGCAGGCGCGGACAAGGTCTACGGCGTCTTCGCAGGCGTCGAGTACTTTGATGCGACCGGCTTCCCTCAAGAGTCGAATTTCTGGCCAGCCAGCCAGACAACCTTTGCCGGCACCGTCATCACGGCGTTCATCTGGCAAGACCCGCTCATTGAGTACACCATCCAGACTGACGGTACCGCCTCTGGCGTCGCCGTTACTCCGGGACTTGGCGACACCTTCCCGCGCTATGATGGCCGTGAAGTCAACATGGTCAACTTCGCCGCCGGCTCCGCCACGGTTGGGTTGTCCCAGTGTGCCGCTGGGTTGTCCACAATCGTGGCAACCGGTGCCCAAGGTCAGCTGTCGATCACCAAGACCGACCCGACCATCCTCAACCAAACTGCCGGCGACGCGTTTCTCCAGCTGCAAGTTCGTATAGCGAACTCGCAGACGGCGACCCCGTTCGTTTCGGTCTAAGGAGCGCGCTTAAATGGCTGCCCCAATGCGAAGTACAGACTTCCGAAACATCGTTGAGCCAATTCTCAACGAGGAATTCGATGGAGTCTACGAACAGCGCGCGGACGAATGGAACCAGGTCTTCAAGCAGATCACCGGTATCCCCCGCTCGTTCCACGAAGAGCCAGTGCTTTACGGCTTCAGCGCCGCGCCGCTCCTCCCCGACGGTCAACCCGTTACCTACCAGGCTGGCGGACAGTTGTTCGTCTACCGGTACTTCTACCAGGTCTATGGTCTCGCCTTCGCGCTGACCAAGGTCCTCGTGGAAGACGGCGACCACATCCGTATCGGTCAAACCTACTCGCGCCACTTGGCGCAGAGCTTGATCGAGACCAAGGAAACCCTCTGTGCGAACATCATCAACCGGGCCTTCAACAGCTCGTTTGTCGGTGGCGACGGCGTGTCCTTGATCAACACGGCTCACCCGATCCAAAACGCGGGCTCGTTCTCGAACCAGCTCGCCACCGCCGCTGCCCTCAGCCAGACGTCCCTGGAACAGATCCTGATCCAGATCCGCAACGCTGTCGACAACAACGGCAAGCGCATCCGCCTGGAGCCCAAGAAGCTCGTGGTCGCGCCGTCGAACGTGTTCCAGTCCGAAGTGCTCCTCAAGAGCGTGCTCCGTACGGGTACCACGAACAACGACATCAACCCGATCAAGTCCATGGGCTTGCTCTCGGGTGGTCAAGCGAACCTGTCGCGTCTGACCTCGAATACGGCCTGGTTCGTCCAGACCGACGCCCCGGAAGGCCTGAAGCTCGTGCAACGTCGCACGCTGCAGAAGTCCATGGAAGGCGACTTCGAGACCGACTCGATGCGGTACAAAGCCACTGAGCGCTACGCGGTAGGTTGGACCGACCCGCGCGCCCTCTTCGGCACGCCGGGCCTGTAGTAGACCCCGACCCGGGCTTTTGCCCTGGTCAGCTCCCCCGGGAAACCGGGGGATGCCTTTTTCTCTCGTTCCTTTAACCAGCGGAAGCTCTCGTCGACCCCGGAAGGCGCAGTGTAGGGCACGATCCGACAAGGTGTAAACATGCGTACAGCCATCGACGGCCCCTATGTCATTTACGGTAATGACAACCCCCAGCAGATTTCCAACACGGAAGCTGGCCCGAACATTGACTACCAGTCAAATGCCCTGATTGACCCGCGTACTATCTCGCAAGCCACGGCTGCTGGAGAAGGCGCACAAGCCGGCGTCCTCTGCTGGCACAACCCGGTGGAGCTGGAAACCCTTTCCGCTATCCCCGCGACTCTCTCCAACACGGCGATTACCTCTTCGCAGACCCCTGCGGCGAGTGCTTTCTTCGCGTTGAATACGGCGGCCGGTCTACCCGCTGCCGCGAACATCCCGCTTATCCCGCAAGGCAACGGTGTCGTCCCGGGCTCCAATGCCATCGTGAACGTGCTCGCGCTCGATTTCGGTTTCGCACTTGTAACCACCACGACCGCTGCGGCAACCGCGCAGGTTCTCACCGTGACCGGCCCGACGCCGACCCCCGCTGGTTCTGCGTCTGCGGTCTACGCGACCCGCTTCTTCTACCCTGGCCAGCGCATTATCGTCGCTGCGGCCGGCAACGCGGCGGGCACTGCCCCGCTCTTCGCTGTCGTCACCGCGACTGACCGCTACGCCTCACCCGGTGTCGCCCTCGCGGCCGCTGGTACCGTCACCATCAACACCCCGGCGCTATTCGCCAGCACCAACCTCCAGGTCGGCACGTCCGACCAAGAGTACGGCGTCACTGCCCAGCCGGTAGTGAAGGCCGGCGCCGCGCGCTGCTGGGACCCCGCTCAGCTTATCTCGCGCGTGGTCACCGTGACCAACGGCGTCGGTGGCTCGGGCTTTGTTACCGTCCGTGGATACGACATCTACGGTCAGCCGATGTCTCAGATCATCGCCATCACCGCGTCGACCACGGTCGCCGGCACGAAGGCATTCAAGTACATCAGCTCCGTGCAGGCGAATGCCGGCGCGGTTACGACCGGCGGCGTATCAATCGGCACGGCTGACATCATCGGCATACCGATGCGCGCTGACACCTCCGAGTACCTGAATTTGTTCTACCAGGGCGCCCCTGTTGTGGCGGTTGCTGGCTCGCAGGTCACCGGCTTTGTTGCCGCTGATCAAACGACCCCCGCGACCAACACCTCCGGTGGATCTGGAGACGTGCGCGGCACATACTTGCTCTTAACGGCCAGCAACGGCTCAAAGCGCATCGTGCTGACCCAGTACGAGCCCATCGCGACGGCGAAGCTCGGCACCAACATCGACGTGCGCGCACTGGTTGGCGTCACAAACGCCTAAGGCTGAGCAATGAAGCTCACCCAGTACAATATCGTCTATACTGGCATCACCGCCATTGGTGTAAGCGCGAACCCGACGGTAGTCGGCACCGCTGCCGCCAACGTCGGCGTGATCCCATTGGACACCCGCTCGAACCCCGTCAACGTATGGGGCTCGATTATAGACGGCGGCGCATCCACCTACGCCGTGCAGTACACGACATCCGACGTCTACGCGCCAGGATATAATGCCGCAACCGACCCACAATGGACTGCAGTTCCTAGCGGCCCTGTGGGTGGCTCGAAGCCCTTCAATCTCACCGCCGTTGGAGCCACTGGCATCCGCCTGAACGTCACCGTTGGCCCCGCCACCGTGACCCTGGGTCCGATCTTCCAGTCCGACAGCACAGTAGGCGCCTAATTCATGGCCGTAAAATACGTCAACGACTTCGAGTTCCCCGAGGGCTTCGGCTTTCAAAAGTCCGTCAACACCTCCAAGGGCAATGCTGCCCAGGGCGTGAAGGGCTACAACACCTCGATGGCCGGCCCCTCGGTAGTCACTGGCAAGTCCAGCGGCGCGGGCGGCGGCAAGCACACCTCGGGCTCGGTACCGAAGTTCGCCAAGGGCGGACTAGCGAAGGGCGCCGGCATAGGTAAGGGCGGCAACGAGAACAAGGGCATCGGGACGGGCATCGCTAGCGAGCACTTCTCGAAGGTCAACGATAAGCGGTCGCCTCCCGCGACCCGTGGTGAGAAATCCAGCGGCGTCCAGAAGCCTGCCTTCAAGAGCGGCGGACACGCCACCACCCCCCAGCGCTACAAAGAGGGCGGGAAGGGTGACTCGCTGCACGACAGCGGCTGCACCTGCAGCTACTGCGGCGGCGGGATGGCGAAGAAAGCCGAAGGCGGGGCGATCAGGGTTGCCGCCGGCAAGGTAAAAGACGGCGCGAAGACCCCCTGGAACAAGGACGACGGCGTCTCCCCGGGCAGCTTCAAGCGCACCCCGCCTGGCCAGAAGGTCACCAATAAGGCCGCTGCCAATTCGAAGTTCGACGCCGAAGGGCGCAACACGGAGCCGGCGACAAATCAGTCTGGTACCACTCAGCGCATGAGCGAGTTCTCGGACTTCAAGAAGGGCGGCAAAGTCAAGCGCCACGCGGAAGGCGGCCACATCAAGGCCACGACCCCGCAGCGGTTCAATGAGGGCGGCGGCGACGTCGTCCAGCACGCGGATCGCTACGAGACGCGCGACACGAACGAGCACGGCGGCACGGAAGAGTCAGCCGGCACCACGACCAGCCACGGCATGAAGGAAGGCGGCAGCGCCCATCCCCACCGTAATCTGGGCGGGTACCTGCATCCCGCGAAGAAGGGCGGCGACGTCAAGGTCCCCGGGACCCACACGGAGCACCCGGGCGGCAAGGCCGCTGCGACAGGCACCAGGGTTAATTCCAGCCCGGCGAATGCGACGGCCGAGAAATACGAACACGCAGCCGGCACCCCCAGCTTCAGCGAGCCGCGCGGCGACATGTACGAGATGACCTCCGGTGAGCCTCACATGGCCATGGGCGGACTCTCGCGCGGCACCGCGCCGAAGAAAAACGCCGCGATGCACGCCAAGATGGACCACAAGGCCCTCGGGCAGCTTGCCGGCGTCGTCGGAGCCCTCTCAGGGCCTCCGCATCAGCCCGCAGCGCCGGGAATGGGTCCCGCCCCTCCTGGTATGGCCCCTCCGATGGGCGCACCTCCTGGGATGGCTGGCGGAGCCCCAAGGATGCCCCCGATGGCAGGCGGCCCACCGATGGCGGCAGAGGGTGGACATTTGGTCATCCACCACGTTCACCACCAGGCCGGATAACCAGCACTCGACCGAGGCCAGCCTATAGGGCACGCCGGAGAATCAGATGGCGCTATCCACTACAGGCACACTTCAGGTCACAGCATGGGACAACCGGACGGTCTACGACCGCTCCTACGGCATGCTCGGGCTCGTGCCTTCCCAGGTAACTGGCGAGAAGATTGACATCGCGCACGACCTCCTTGGTATGGTGCTCGCGGACGCGGTGAATACTTCGCACCCGTTGTTCACGCTTGAGAAGATCCTGATCCCCCTGGTAGTTGGCCAGCGCAACTATCCGATGCCGGTGGGAACCAATGACCTGAATCGCGTGTTCTTCCGCACCTCCTTCAACGTGACCCCGGCGCTCATTGCGAGCGGCCCCAATGCGTGGGCGTACGACTTCGGTGCCAACAACCCGACCATCGTCTACAACTGGTCGATATTGTGGCTCGGCACCCCGGTCCCGGTGACATTCCAGTCTAGCCCCGACAACATCAACTGGACGACGGTCAGCGCGACCACGCCCTTGAACTTCGGCGGCTACGGCTCCCAGAACATCTGGTACGACATGAACGTGAGCGCCCCCCAGAGATACTGGCGCGTGATCCCCACTGTCGTGACCCCTCCGAACACCTTGAGCATCACGAGCGCGGCGCTCTACAACACGCCGAACGACATCGAGATGTACCGGTTCAACAAGGACGACTACTACAATATGACGAACAAGGGCTTCGAGGGTCGCCCCTTGCAGTACTACGTCAACCGGGACGTCGCCGTCGGTAACCAGGCGCTCGGCTGCAGCATAGACTTGTGGCCGCCGGCCGATCAGACCACGGTCAACCTGAACGGCATCATGGTCGCCCGCCGGCAGCGTTACATACAGGACGTCGGGAGTCTTCAGCAGCAGCTTGAAGTCCCTACGCGGTGGTTCTACACCGTACTATTCATGCTCGCCGACGCCCTGTCCTTTTGCACCCCGGAAGCGAAACCGGATCGCATAGTAGCCGTGCAGGCACGCCTGCCGCAGATGAAGGCGAACCTGTGGCTCGAAGAGCGCGACCGCAGCCCCTTCAAGATGAACTATAACCTCCGGCAGTACACACGCTGATGCCAGAATACCTCGACACCACTGGGAACAACTCGCTCGGCATCGGCCTCTGCGCGCGATGCAGCCGCAAGTTCCCGCTCGATGAGCTGGAAAGCGACGTCAACTACCCGGGCCTGCGCGTGTGCCAGGAAGACTCCGATTGGTACGATCCATACCGGCTTCCCCCACGGGCGACCGAGGACATCGTACTCGAATACCCGCGCCCCGACGTGCGCCTGACCACGGTCACCGTGGCACCGGGTGACGCGAACTGGCCGCCCTCACAATTTGAAGACAACGGCCTCCAGGCGCCGCAGCTCCCCACCACTGGGAACGTACCCTAATGCAGACAACCAACATCCAGAACCCGGCGCTCACCACGAACCTGCCGACCTCTATCACGCAGGTTATACCGACGCCGGCCGCGTCCACCGGACGTATCGTGAGCTGCATCAGCTTCGCGAACAAGTCCGGTGGCAACGTCACCGTACAGGTCACCGTATACAACGGGACCACTGACTTCTACGTGGCGTTCAATACTGTCATCGCGGCGGGGGATACGCTCGTGCTCGGCGGCGGGAACCTGAAGATTACCCTCACCAACGGCTTCTCGATGCGCGCACTCTGCAATACGTCGAGCGCGGTCGACGTCGTCGCCTGCTACACGGACTTCACGTAAATGAGATCATGGGCTAACCAGGTCCGCTCGTACTGGGGTTCAATCTCCATTACCGGGGCGGCCGGTAATAATCCGCTGACGATCAATACGACGCCTAGCATCACGGCCGTTGCAGTCTCTGGTGCGGCTGCGTCGCAGTTGAACATCTTGAGTGCCAAACAGGGCGCGCAAGCTATCTGGACATTATATCAACCAGCTAGCGACACTTCAATACGCCTGAACAATGGCGCCGACCAGATGGTCGTGAGCGCTGTAGGTTTGATCACTGCAGCCGGCGGACTCGTAGCCACGACCGGCGGCATCACAGCCACAGCCGGCGGACTTACGGTTAGCGCAGGTGGCGCATCAATCACGGGGGCGCTTACTCAATCTGGGGGAGCGATATCGCTCACTGGCGCCACTACGATTACGGACAGCACCGGCACACAGTGGGGAGCACCGACCGGTGGCGCACAAGGGGCTGGGACGATCAACGTCGCTGGCGGATTATTTGTCAACGGCGCATCAGTTGCAACCGGTGGTCCCTTCGCACCAGCATCTGGATCAGGTAACTACCTGCAGATCGGCGGCAACCAGGCGATGACCGGAGCGTCCGGCGGCGCTCAAGGCAGCGGCACTGTCAACGCCGTGCAGTTCTACGTGAACGGCGGACAGGTCCTGTCGCTCGGGAATGCGAACAACACGCAGGTCGGCACCGTGGTCATTAAGACCAAGAACGCCGCAACCAACCGCGCCAGCGTTGCAGTACCGGCGAACGATCCTGACCTTACGTACGTCATCCCAGCTAACGGCACATACCGCATTGAGCTGGTAATTCCGTACACACAGAACGGCGTAACCACAAACGGTATCGCTGGCAATATCAACTACAGCGGAACCATCACCGCTGGCAGCCAGGGTTGGTACACCGGATCGACCGCTGGTCAGCTCGCCGGTCAGCCTATCAGCTCGGCGGTAGGAACCGTCGTATTCCAAGGAACCTTCAACCCAGCTGGCGGCACCGTGCAGGCCACTGGAGATGCTGTTCTGGTTTGCGCATCAGGCGGAACTCTCGCGTTCTCATGGTCGCAGCAGAGCAGCGTAGCAACAAACACCTCTGTTCTGCAGGGTGCGTCCATGATTGTCACACGAATCGCTTAATCAACTGGAGAGTAAAATGTCAGATAACACAATAGTAATTTTGTCGAAAGAGTTCATGACCAGGATCAACATCGCCCTGGGAGAGATCCAGGCGAAGTTCGCGATCCCCGTGATCAACGAGCTGGACACATGGATACGTAAGATGGAAGCCGCACCGCACGAGGTCATCGCAGCGGTAGAAGCGCACATCGCCCCAGCCAAGGCGAAGATTGAGGCCGACAAGGCTGCGGCAACTGCTGCGGTAGCAAAGATCGAGGCTATGCCGGCAGAGGTCGCGACCGAAGTAGAGAAGGCGCTGTGAGCATCGACGCATTCAATACCGCGTTCGCTCAAACTATCGGGCTGGAAGGTAAATACAGCAACGACGAAAAAGATCCTGGTAACTGGACAGGTGGCGCGGTAAATAAGGGCGAGCTGAAGGGGACGATGTACGGCATCAGCGCCGCCGCGTACCCGACACTCGACATCCCCAGCCTGGGTTTGCCGCAGGTGAAGGGCATATACCAGAAGGACTTCTGGGACCGCCTGCGCTGCGACACGCTCCCGGACATTGTCGCCATTGCGCTCTTCAAGGAGGGTGTAAACATGGGCCCAACGGGCGCCGCCAAGGCCCTACAGCGGTCCCTGCGCGTCACCCCCGCTGATGGTGTCATCGGCCAGGTAACGACCGGCGTGGCGACCTCCACGGCGCCCAAGCAGGTGCTGGAGGGGTTCCTGACCGAGTGCGCGTACGAGTACACGCAGATGGAGAACTTCGACAAGTACGGCAAGGGCTGGCTTAGTCGGGTCATTCAAACCGCTGTCGAGGCGACACTAAGCCCCGAAGAGCTTGGAGCAAAATAATGGGTATCGACGTTGCAGGGGTAGGCGCGGTCGCTACGGCGGCTCAGAAGATTCTGTCTATGATCTTCCCCGATAAGACCGCCGAGGAGCAGGCAAAGCTCGCTGCGAGCCTTGCGTTAATCACAGCGCAGACCAGTATTGACCAGACCGAAGCGGCCTCCAGCGACCCGCTGGAGCATTGGCGCGGCGGGCTCGGATGGGTATGCTCGCTCGCGTACTTGAATAACTTCATTTTGGTGCCATGGGCTACCGCCTTTGGGCTACATGTTCCGGCATTGGATATCGCGCCGCTGTCGGCCCTCACATTCGGCATGCTGGGTCTCGGTGGCATGCACGTCTACGAGAAGACGCAGCAATGAGCGAACAGGGTATGACTGGCGAACAAATCGAACGCGTATTTGGCGCCCTGTCAGAAATCAGGACCCAGGGACTCAACACTGCGAAGTGGATGGAGGAGCACGCGAAGGCCGACAAGGCCGCCTTCGATACGATCACCAATGAGATCGTCGCCCTGAAGGTCTCGAACGGCCGCCAGAAAGGCTTCCTGTCGGCGCTCGCCGGAGTCGGTGGCGTACTCGGGGCGGCCGCAGGCTACGCGATTGACCTACTCACGATGAGGGGCCACCACTAATGCCTACCACGATGACGTTCCAGTCCCTGCAGAATGATATGCAGGCGTACCTTGAGCGCGGCACAGTAAACGACTCAATCGTGTTCAACCAGCTCCCGGAGTTGATCAACTTCGCGGAACGTCGTATTGCCACGGAATTGAAGGTCGTGGGCTTCCTTGTGCCGTCTGTGTTCACCATGCAGGCGAATCTCGCGGTATACGCGAAGCCTGATCGCTGGCGCCAGACCGTGTCATTGAACGTCGCGAGCGCGGCGACCGGGACCAGTGTCCGCAATCAAGTATTCCCGCGCAGCTACGAGTACCTGCGCAGCTACTGGCCCGACGATACGCAGACCAACACGACCGTATATGGTGTGCCTGGTCCGCCGAAGTTCTACGCTGACTACAACTACCAGAACTTCATCGTCGCGCCGACCCCTGATGCAGCCTACCCAGCGGAACTGGTCTACTACGAGCAGCCGGCGCTGCTCGATGTCACCAATAACACCAACTGGATCACGCAGTACCAGCCGAGTCTCCTCCTCTATGCCGCGCTTCTGGAGTGTACGCCATTCATCAAGAAGGACGAACGCATCCCAGTGTGGCAGGAGATGTACGACCGGATGGCTGCCGTGGTCAACGGCCAGGACACGGACAAGATCATTGACCGGTCCACCACCAGGCAAAAAGACTGATGACTACCACCTATACTACCGTCTTCGGCGGAAACAACATCAGCCCGGCACTCGATTCGTACATCAGCTACACGCTGACGGCGAACCTGCAGCTCGTATGGCCACAGGAGACCGCCCCTAACTCGAACCTCGCCGCGCAGATCATGGAGGTCAGCGCCGCGACTGCGGGTTCCTTCGCCCTGATCATGCCCCCCGCGAACGCGGTCAGCCAGGGTCAGTTCCTGCTGGTCAACAACCTGTCGGCATTCACGCAGACGATACAGAGCTTCGGCGGGGCGGTCATCGCGACGGTCGGCGCTGGCGCGATCTTCTTCCTGTACATACAGAACAATGCCACCCAGGCTGGTAACTGGATCACATTCCAGTACGGCGCCGCCATTGCGATCCCCAGTGTGGCCGCCATCGCGGGCGCGGGCCTGCTGGCCACGGGCGCCACACTGTCGCAGGACATCGTGGTCGCGACATTCAACGTCAGCCCCGTCACCCTTGGTATCAACAACCGCGCGCAGCTGATCAACTGGCAGGCAGGGTCGGGGTCAGGCAATGCCAACCTCCCGCTGTCTTCGACAGTCGGCGCGAGCTGGTACGTCCAATTCAAGAATTCGGCCACGTCGCCGTTCACGATCACACCCCAGGCCGGCGACAACATCAACTCCCAGGTATCTGGTGCGCTCATCACTTTGCAGCCGAACGATTCCTGTTTTCTGGTCACGGACGGACTGGGGGATTGGTACAGTATCGGCCTCGGCACCACGCAGCCGGTGTTCTTCAACTACCAGGCAATTGCCCTGGGTGGCGCATCCAACCCGGTCAGCATCGGCACCACTGCCGGTACGAGCCTGAACAAGATCGCATACAAGTTCACCGGCGTCCTCACGCAGAACCTGATTATCGACCTCCCGGCGTATGCGCAGACCTACTGGGTCAACAACGCAACCACGGGGGCCTTCAGTCTGACATTCCAGGTACCCACTGTGTTCCCCGGCGGCCTCACGCCGGCCGGTACCACGCAGCTAGTGCCACAGGGTATCCAGGAGATCCTCTACAGCGACGGCTCGAACGTCATCAACGCGGTCTCTGGCTCGGGCTTCGGTGGATACCCGGTGCTTATCAGCCAAGGTGGCACGGGCGCTACTACTGCGGGTGGCGCGGTCACCAACTTAGGCGGCACATCAATCGGGTCGGCAGTGTTCACTGCGGTCTCAAACGCGGCGGCACAGGCAGCTATTGCGGCGGCATCGACAGCTGACGCCGTCGTGCTATCCCAGGTGTTCTGATGGCCGCTAGAATGATCCGCGTAGCTAGCGCCCCTGGCGTTCAGCGCGACGGAACAGCGCTGGCGGCGCAGGCCTACGTCGACGCGCAATGGTGCCGTTGGCAGCGCGGTCTGCCGCGCAAGATGGGTGGCTACAAGAACACCCAGGCATACCTGAATGCGGTCTCTCGGGCACTCTACAGTCAAGCCCAGAGCGGCTTCCGATACATCAGCTCAGGCACCCCGAGTGGGGTCGACTCATTCAC